CTCACCAACCTGCAAAGCCAAGCCGGGTTGGCCGAAAATGCAGCCGGTGCTTTGTTTGCTGAGCTACGAGAAGCAGGCGGGCCGCCGAATCCTGCGCAGACTGAACAGATTGAGAAGCTTGTTGCTGCGCTGGAAAAGGCGAAAGCTCAAGGCATTGCGCTAGCTAAGCAGTACGACCTTTTGGCAGCTGCTGCAAGAAACAGCGGTAATGATGAATATGCGGAAGAACTAGAGCGGCTGGCGGAAGCTGCCAGAAATGGAATACCGCTCACAGACGTGCGGATTCAGCAGCTGCAAAGCCTGATCCCTGAAACACAGAAAGCAACACAAGCGACGAAAGAGCAGGAGGCTGCTGTAAAGGCCCGCGCCGAAGCCGAAGCCCAGCTCAACAAGATCATCGCCGAAGCACCAGTCCGCAATCTGGAAGCACAGATCGCGGTAGGGCAGCAGCTGGTGGGCCTATCCAAAGCACTCGCCGACCAGGAGCAGTCCCGCTTTGCCGTTGCGAAGGCCGGCCTGGAGTTTGAGCTGAGCAAGGCTCAGGAACGCGGTGCATCTGAACAGCAGATTGGCGATATCAAGGCTCGGATTCAGGAATTGGATCGCCAGTCGCTCCAGTCCCGCTATCAGGCACTGCTGCAGCAACAGCAGCTGGAAACCAAACTACTGGAGCTGGCGCAGGCCAAGGCCAGGACTGAGGCTGACCTAAGCGTTGCGCAGGCCAGGGTTGACCTACTCAAGGCTGAAGCAGGCCTGAGCAAGGCGAAGAACGATCAGGAAAAGATCGCCGCCGAAACTCAAATCCAGGTTCAAGAGCAGATCCTGAGCATCCGCCAGCAGCAGATTGGCGTCCTGGCCCAGACCCAGCCACTGGAGCGGCAGATTGCTGCAGCAACAGCAGAGACCGCACGCAACGGCCTTCAGGCGCAGGCAGCGCAGGCCGGTTTCAACATCGAAGCGGATGGGTCGGTCATCAAGACTGCAGCCCTCGCTGCTGAAACAAGCAAGGTCAAGCAAGCTGCCGAAGCCCGCAAACAATTAGAGCAGGAAATCGGTGAGGTCATTAAGCAATCCAGCCTTCGCCTGGCAACCGAGCAGCTATCCGTCGCAGAAAAACTGGTTAGCCTCTCCCGTGCGCTTGCTGCAGAAGATCAGAGCCGGTTTGATCTGGTACGCAGCAACCTGGAATATGAACTGCAGAAGGCTGAGGAGCGCGGTGCATCTGAATCTGAAATCGGCTCAATCAAAGAACGCATCCAGAAGGTAGATCGCGCCGCTGCCGAGGCTCGCTACAAGGCACTCCTTCAGCAACAGCAGTTGGAAGCAAAGATGCTGGAAATCGCCCAGCGCAAACAGGTGCTTGAGGCGAATGTTGAGTTCAGGAAGCAGCAACTCGCGCTACTGGAAGCGCAGAAAAAGCTGCAGGAAGCCATCGCCACTGGCGATCAGGGTGCCATCGCACTGGCACGCTCCCAGGTGGGCCTCCAGCAGATCATGCTCGGCGTGCGCGGTGAGCAGCTGGGCCTGCTCGCTCAAACCCAGCCCCTGGAGGCGCAGATCCTTGCTGCACAGCAGAGTGCAGCGATCAACGCAGAGCGGGCGCGTGCGGCGCAGAACGGATACCAGCTCGCCGCTGCACAGTCGGCGGTGAATCTGGGCAATGTCGCCAGTATTGCCGGCGGCCTGAACACCGTCGCCGCAGGCTATGCCCAGAACCTGGGCGCCGCAGCGACACAGGCCGGTCAGCTCGAAGGTGCGGTGAGTGACGCGCAGTCCCCAGCTGATGGCATCGCTGATGCGTTCACCACCACCGGCGATCGTGCACCTGCTGCAGCGCAGGGCGCCAGGGACTTCGCCGCCTGGCTGTCGCAGGCCAACGTGTTTGCCGAGCGGATCGCCGGCCTGTCGCTGGACACACAGATGGCCATCGTCGCCCAGCGCACCGCAGCTGCCGCCGGTGCCGCCAAGGTGTTCTATGAGTGGCTGGAACGCGCCTCACGCCTGCCAGGCTCCCGCTGGACGGGTGGCCCGGTGGAAGCTGGTGAGCAGTACCGCGTGAACGAGCTGGGGCAGGAAGCCCTCCTGTCTGGCGGGCGCCTCTCGATGATCAATGCAGCGCCCAACTCGATCTGGCGAGCACCGACCAACGGCACCGTGATCCCGGCAGGCATCACCTCAAGGCTGCAGGAGCAGGGCGCTATCGCCTCCCGGCCCGGTGCTGCGCCGATCATGGCCAGCGGCAGCAGCAATGCCGCGCTGGCCGTCGAAGTCGGAAAACTGCGGCAGGAGGTTGGCGAGTTGGCGCGGAAACAGTGGAACGTCAACGTTGCCATGAAGACCGGCCCAACCGGCAGCCAGGTGATCCGCCAGATGATGAGGTGAGCTGATGGCGATCACCGTTGGCAACCTCACCATTTCCGCACTGCAGCAGATCCCCTTCACCCACTCTGGTGATGCGCAGTCGGGCCGCACCGTGCGCCGCTGGCCCGTGCAGGCGATCCTTACGCCGGCCGACTGGCTGACGCTCGACGGGATCTACACCACCTGGCGAGCGCTGCGGATCGCTGAGGCCGACACCATGATCAGCCTGGCGGTGGGCTCCACCGTGACCTGCAGCGGCACGCTGTACGGCATGACCTGGAGCAACGTCGGCGCGTGGTTCAGTGAGCCGCCCGTGCCGACCGCGATCGGTGCCATGGTCGGTGTGTCGTTTGAGCTGGTGGACGCTGCCCAGCAGCTCGCTGTGATGCTGCGCGAGCTTGAGGTCGGCACCCTGGTGGACGATGTTGAGCAAGCGGCCGGCACGTACACCCTCGGCACGATCACGCTCAACCTCACCGCGCAGCCGGAGGGGCACGACGACGGCCCAACCCTGGAGCTGGCCGGCACTGGCACCCATGTGATCCGTGGCCCGCTACTGGCCACCAAGGTGCGGCGGATTGAGGGATGGACGCAGACCGTTGGCGCGGATGCAACGATCCGGACCTGGTATGAAACCACGATCGCCACGGTGCCAGCGGTGGGATCCTGGTTCCCTGTGTCGCCGCCCGTGATCGATCAGGTGCCAGTGATCGTGGCAGGTGCCCGCGTGACGCGGTATCTGGTCAGCGTTGAGCTGAGGCAGGTGCGATGACGGTTGATTTCCGCGCCACGGTTGCCACTGACCTGGGCGTTTGCATCTCGGGTGATGTTGGCTCCAACCATATCGGCGATGGCAGCGGACTGATCAAAACCAGCGGCCGACTGCTGATGGATGGCATCCTCAACCCAGCAAGGGGCACGCCGGCCAATTTGGTGATCGTGCGCGAACAGCTGGGGCTGATTACGGCATTTCCTAAGCCGATGTATGTACTGCGGGCGCTGCCGAATGTGATTGAGCGGACAACCGAAATCGAGATCGGCTGCAAACTCACGCTGATGGAAGGATTGAAGCGCAAGGAGCTCTACAAGGCATGGGAGCATGAACCGCCGAACTGGGTAACCGTCCCGGTCTACATTCCGTTTGGTGACTTCATCTCAAGCCAGCGCCCAGAAAATCAATACCAGACGCAACGTGTCGCCGTCGCAGCGAATACGATCAGAGCGCAAAGCCTGCTGGAATACTGCCTAGAGAAAATCGGCCTTGAGCTGACCGATGACAGCGCCAACCTTGACTTTGTATTCCTCCGCTCAACAATCAACCTGGAGAGTGGTTATGTTCAGATCATTGGCGACCTGATCCGCTCTGAAACGAAGTTTGGCCGGATCATGCCTGATGGCAAGCTGCAGATTCGCGGTTTGAACTTTCAGCTCGGACGGCTTGGCCCGGTGCTCACAACTGACAACCTGTTTAGCATTGAAGCGATCGATGGCGCTGCGCAGCCGCCTGATGAATACACGGTGCAGTACAACGGCGCTGAGGCCAATGCGCAGTATCAAGAGCGCAAGCGACTGAACTGGCAAGGATGGGTTGATCGCCCCTTCACTGTTACCCCCATCACCAGTTCCGCGCCATGACAAACTGGACCTACGATAATACCGCTGCCAGCCCGCGTACCATTAACATTCAGTACGTCACAGAAGATGGCACAGCAAATTCGGTATCGCTGACCAGCGTAGATACCAGCCAAACTGATATTGCATACACCCGGATGGATTACACAGACATTCTGGGCATGCAGAATGCGGCTGATGTAGCCGTTCTGAAAGTTGAACAACGGCGCACTACACAAGCATCGGTAAATGGAGCATTGGTGGCTAACCGGCTGTCCCGTGGTGGTGGTTTGCCGCCTGGTGATGCGACCACCACCATTGAAACCCAGTATGAGTGCGAGGCGTCGGTTGATGGCCCCGTGCTCATCAGTGAGCGAATTGAAACCAGTATTACTACATCAGAGCTGGCTGGCAGCCTTGCCGTTCCCAGTTACGAAGACTATACGCCAGGTGTTCAGATGTTCCTGTCTACCGTGCGGGAGTTGAATCACGCTACTGTATTCGATGATGCTGGCGCCGCCACCACGCGGACGACTGCCAAGACATGGATCGCCTATGGGTTAACGCAAGACGGGCAGCAATCCTTTGCGGAGCAGATGCGCCAGCTGCAGTCAAGCAGTATTGACCCATCCGAGTGGGGGACGAAAATTGATAGCGCAGTGGAGTCAATGAAGGCGTTGGTGTTTCAAGGCACAGAAGTGCAAACTAGCGCAGGGCGGCCCGCCGCACCCACCAAACCAAGTGATCAGGCGATTAACCGCAATGAGCTCACCGAAAACGACACTGGCACACGTTACATCAATGGCCGCCTGTCATTTATCAGTGACCTTAGCAATAGCATCACAACGGCAATCAGGGATTACGTGATGCCGTTTGCTCCTGATGATTTCTTTTCCTGGGATGAAGTGGCATGACCGATTACATCCGGAACCTAAACCCAGGCAGAGCGCAGCGCAGGGCGGAGGAATTTGGCCTTGCGCAGGCCTTGATCGAGGCGGGCCATGCCTACGGTTTCAATGTCATCACCGGGTTCAATGAGCTGCCCACCCGCGACCTGTCACCGGTCTATGTGCGCGTTGCTGGCGTTGAGGCTGCATTCCTGACTGATTCGGTGAGCTATGCCTGGGACAGCAATGGACTGGTCGCGAGCGCTGATCTGCTGTATCTGGGCGCAACGGGATACTACGGAGCATCACCACCGTCCAGCAGCTGGGTGCGGTTGCCGGTGCCAGTGAACCAGCTGCAGCCATCCCCAGCGCCGAGCGCAAACGTTGAGGAAGACCCGTGACCACCAAGGCGAACAGCATCGCGATCCCGGTCGGGTTCAACCCACGCAATCCGGCAAGCGTCGCCGCAGCGGCGGCGTTGCTGCCAGATGACGGCCTGGATACCTACAGCCTGGCGCGACCTGCTGGCGTGAATCTGATCGGGCCCGCGCTGATCATTGATCAGTTTCAGGTCAGCAGTGGTTCAACGGTTCAGGTTGTCGATTACGACTACGCCCTGTCGCTGCCGGCGGAGTCGTTCAGCCTGGCCACTGGTGGGACGGTTGAGTATGAGCAGGGCGTGTATGCGCCAGTGGTTGTCACGACGATCACAGGTTTGGCGCCAACGGTGGCCATAGGCGCTGCGGTAGAGATCCCTGCGGCCCTGTTGAGCGTGGCAGCCGTTGCGCCACTGGCTCAGCCGAGTACGCAGGTGCAAATTCCTGCAGCGGTGGTGACCATCGGCGGACTGCAGCCTGCGCAGGTGGGAAGATCAAGCCTGGAGCTGCTCATTCCCGCTGCATCACTCACTGTCGCCGCTGCGGCGCCTGCTGCGCTGGCTGATACGGCGGTTGAGGATCCATATTTTCAAAACGTTTCACTGCTGCTGCACATGGATGGCAGTGATGGGAGTACGACGTTTACGGATAGCAGTAGCAATGGATTGACAGTTACGCCCCAATCCGATGCACAAATCAGTACAGCACAGAGCAAGTTTGGGGGGGCGTCTGGATCATTTGACGGCAGTGGAGATCGGCTGCACCTCCCGAATGGGGCCGCAGTGCTAATTTTAGATGCCGATTTCACAGTTGAAGTCTGGGTGTATCCATTATCTAGCGCCGATATGATGGTTCTTTCGGGGCGCACTGGTAATCAGCAAATCTTTAGATTGAACTACTTAGGCACGGGCAACATCTTGTGCTATGCCGATGGAACAACAATAGTTAACACCGCAGCCGGCATTGTTGCCAATACTTGGCAGCATCTTGCGCTGTCCAGAAGCGGCAGCAATGCCAGGCTGTTCGTAGACGGCCAGCAGCAGGGCAGCACAAACACTTCATGGGCCGGTAGCTTAAGCATTGAAAGAGTTGCGGCATTCTTCTATAATGGATTTTTGAACACTCCGGCTTATTATTTTAACGGCTACATCGACGACCTCCGCATCACCAAAGGCGTAGGCGCAGCCCGCTACACCTCCAACTTCACTCCACCGACTGCGCCGTTCCCCGACGCCTGATCCGGAAACCTAAGCCACAAGCTCAGGTCCGATGGCAGTCACGATCAGCCTATACAACCACACAGCGGCACGGTTCGCTTCCGGTGCTAACGCTGTCGGCGATACCTACAAGGTCAAGCTCTTTACAGCAGCGACCTTTGACGCTACGCACACCACTGAAACCGCAGCTGGCGGCACAGAGGTCAGTAACACCGGCTATACCGCTGGTGGCGCCACGCTTGCCAATGTCTCGGTAACAACAGTTGCCACAAACGACGCGATGTTTGACGCGGACGACGTGAGCTGGACGGCTACCGGCGCAGCGATTGAGGCTAGTTACGCCAGGATCTACAACTCTGCTGACTCGGCCCCCGTCGCCTTCATTGACTTCGGCGGCACTGAGACGGCTGCATCGGGCACAGACTTCAAACTTATCTGGAATGCCTCTGGCATCCTTTCCTTCACCGTAGCCTGATGTCTTTCGTCATCACTCAAGGCGAGCTTGAATTTCAGTCTGGCCTGATCCTTAACGGCCAGTCTTACAAGGCGTTCCTTGCCACCAGGGGCAGCCTCACCATCGCCAGCACGCTCAGTGAATGGGAGGCGGCGGAACTTGCAGCCGCTGATGGATACGCTGCCGTGACTGGCACGATCGGCAGCGGTGTGTTCAACGCTGGCAACGGTCGGGTTGAGCCGCCGGCCATCACTGGACAGTTTGGCCCTGCATCTGGCGCTGGTATCACCTTCGATGCAATGGTGATCAAGATTGGCACCGTCCGCACTAAGCCTTATGCGGTGCGGCTGTACGACGTACCGCAGGTGCTCGCGTCTGGTCAATCGCGGGGATTCAGCATTACCTTTGGCATCAAGCCATGACGCTCAACGTCAGACTAGAGGAAGCGCCTGACGCAATCCTTGAAGCTGTAATGGCCAGGATCCTGCGAAACAGGCAAAAGATGCAGGATAACCAGCAGCAGATTCAGCGGCCACTGCTCCAGCCGAAGCCGCAGGTTAGAAACCAGGGCGCAGATAATCGAACATGGAAGAAGCCTGAGCCGGCGGCGACTGCACAGCAAGCTGGTGACGGCGCTTGGCTGCTGATTCCATCCAATGCGGACTTTAATGCAAAAGTGCGCAATATCCCACCATTTGCACTTAAGCAGCTATCTTATGATGAAACCGACGATAATTCGATTATTCTTGGGACAGGCCCAGCCGGAGCTTTTTCACTCGTTGCGCCATTTCCGACTGCCCCGCAAGTGTCGATTGACTGCCCGGCTGAGGAGGGAGACCAAATTGCAAACATAACACGCGAGCCAGCATCGAAGTCATGCACAATAGAGTTTATGTTTAGTCTCCCATCACTTCCTTACGACTCTAGAGGCCCATACAGCAGTATAGACTTCGGCTGTGGCCCAATCGGCTACATTTCGGTAGGTCAGTATTGGACGCTGAACGATGACATACCGCAGGCTGCGCTTGACCGTTACGCCTCTATTGATTTTGCTTACGGCTCTTATACAGAATGTTTCCTCTCTAACGACGTTAATGGATTTATTGCTTCGTCTTCGCTTCCAACAACAACCGAAAGACTGCCTGATCTGAACTCCACGGAATGGCGGCACGCTGCGATAGTACAAACGCCTGGATCAACTGCTAATGCGAGAAATGCCTCTTTTTACTTCCATGGCAGACGAGTTGCGCACCTAGCAAACATTACAGACGAGTCTGCGCTTCCCTTGTGGGGCGATCCCTTTGATCCCTTTCCTATAAACATTTATTTTCAAGCAACATACGGTACTAGCAATGGTACTCCGCTTTCTAATCAAAGCTGCGCAGGTCACGGCTTTCGCTACACCCCACGCGCTCTCTACACTGGCGACACCTACACACCTCCTACGTCCATCACCCGCCTGGCATGACCACACCACAACCCGAACACCAGCCAATCACGAACGAAACCCCAGCCCAGCATCTGGTGGAGGCTGTACAAATCCGCATCGCAACACAGCGCCTCAAGCTGGCCGGAAAACTCAAGCGCACTTAGCCGTGATGGCACATGCGCTTCCGATTCAACCCCACCCGGCCTGAACTGAACCTCTGGCCGTCCATCGATCCCGACCCCGCTGGAGACCAGCAAGGCGGCGGCACCGATACCACCGACAACACCGACGCCAGCGGCCAGGGTGAAACCGACGCTGATCGCCTCAAGCGTGCCCTGGAGGCAGAACGCAAACTCAACCGGCAGAACGCTGCACGCGCCGCCCAGCTTGAAGCGCAACTGAAGGAAGTTGGCCAGGTTGATCCCAAGCTACTTGCCGAAGCGCAGGCCAAAGCCGAAGCAGCCGAGCAGCAACGCCAGCTGCTGGAGCAGCAGATCAACACCCGCCTTGCTGACGCAGAGCGGAAGTATCAGGAGCAGCTCAGCCGCCTCACCAGCGAGCTGCAGACCAAGGCCAGCGCTGCTGAGCGAGAGGCGCTGCGGGTGAAGGCTGAGCGGGAGTTCCTGGCGGCCAAGGGTCTCACCGATGCGTCGGAGATCGACGGCCGCACGCCGTTTGACTACATCTGGCAGCTGTTTGGCGTGCAGTACGCCGAAGACAAGAACGGCCTCTATCTGGTGGACGCGGACGGCAGCCCGGCACTGGATGCTGAAACCGGCAAGCGGATCACCCTGCGCGAGCACTTCGCCAAGCTCCGCAAGGATCCGGTGCATGGCATGCACTTCCAGCCGGAATACGGCAGCGGTTCAGGTGGTCGCGGTGGTCGCGATGGCCGGATTAACTCCACCGCCGACCTGAACAAGATGTCTACAGGCCAGCTGTTCACCGACGCATTCGCTAAGCGGCGGTAACGGCTTAACAGCTCAGGGTCTGCTGTTGGCGATAAGGGCAGCGTGATGCAGCCCATCCCGGCGTGACGCCACCAGCAGATCCTTACTCCCCTGATTCCCGATGGGCCTGACCCTTCTGGAGGCGGCCAAATCCGAACGTGATCCGGCTCGCCTCGCTGTTATCCGTGAACTCGCCGAAGGCGAGCTGATGTCCGTCATCCCCTTCCAGAACGTGGAAGGCGAGGGTGTGTTCTACGACGTGGAAGCCGAACTGCCTGCAGTTGGGTTCCGTGGCGTCAACGAATCCCTCGACGCCACTTACGGCGTGCTCAACCCTCAAGCTGAAAAGCTGAAGATCCTCGGTTCCGAGGTGGACGTTGACACCGCCATCATCGACATGCGTGGCCCGCAGGCCATCGCTGATCAGGTCCAGATGAAAGTGCGCTCCATGCGCATGACCTTCGAGGATCAGTTCATCAACGGTGATGAGTCGGCCAACCCCCGCGCCTTTGATGGCCTGCGCCGCCGGATCAACGTCGGCAGCTCCCAGGCGATCTCCATGGGCGGTGCGCTGTCGCTGTCCGCGCTGGATGAACTGATCGACGCCTGCGATGCCGGCGGCGGTCAGAAGGTGCTGATCATGAACAAGAAGATGCGCCGGCGCCTGAACACCGCCTCGCGCAACTCCAGCATCGGTGGTTTTATCAACTACACCCAAAACGAGTTCGGCCGCAGCGTCACCCAGTACGGCGATGTGCCGATCATCGTTACCGATGTGAACGCTCAGAACCAGGCGGTGCAGCCGTTCACCGAGGCCTCCAGCTCCACCAGCATCTACTGCGTGGCGTTTGGCGACCTGCTCACCACCGCCCTGCAGGGTCGTGCTCGTGGCCAGTTCGGGCCCTCTGTCCG